TCTAATAGAATTCGTGGTGAAATACAGAATACTATTAAAGATATTAAAAGAGAAGAGTTAAAACAACCGGTTTCAGTTGAAAGAGGCAAAGAGTTATTTGCTAATATGAGACGAGAACTTGGGTTGAATGAAACAATATCTTATAAAGAATTTTTTGATCTTTGAGAATTTATGGGCATATACTGGTATCGATTTAAGACAATTGATTAGTTAGGCGTGTAGAGGATGATAGTTGGCCTCTTAAAATTTCTATCAAAACATTAACTGCAGAAGATAATGTAATTAGCTATAACTTCACCTCCCGTGAAGCAGTAGCATTGGCAGCTTAAGGTTGCGCATTCAATATAATGATGTCTGATAATTATATTGGGTGTAAAATATCAGGCTATATCAACAATTTGATTTGCGTTGTTGATTGAGTATTTTGTAAATCTTTAGAACAATTAGTTTTGATATTTAATATAATTGTTTTTAACAACTAAAAAATGTATACACACGTAGTCTAATTATGATAAGGTCTTAAAGACAAGGGTTCGACTCCCTTTATGTCCACCAATTTAGGTGATAAACAAAAACAAATAGTAAAAAATAGTATATGACAAAACAAGAAGCAGAAAAGAAAGTGTATGAGTTGACGGAAAAGTTAATCTTTGTAAAGAAAGATTTTAAGGATGTAGCTGCGGGTTATAAGGATAAGATGCGGGAAATTGAAAGTGAAATTAAAGCGATTGTTGAAGAAACAAGTACGATTCCGTTAGCGTCATCCAAAGACATTGAAGGTGATGACGAGTGATTTAATTTATGATTGGTTATCATAAATTTGTAAATAAAACCAAATAATAACAATTAAACTATATAGTTAATATGTCTAAAAAGACTGATAAAAAAGAAAATAGTGTGGATAGTCTTGTAATTACAGAAGAAAAGTTTTATGTAATTACACGAAATGGGCTGCGAGTTAGTGAGTTGGTGTATGTTAATAAAAATGATGCGAAGACTGAATTTGATCATTGGAATGGCATTATCAAAAAGTGGCCTGATGGTACTAGAATTGAGTTAGTTGAGTATAACGAAACAAGACATAAAGTATTGTAAAACACTAAAATAGTAAATTGATGTAACGCTATTAAAATAAATTTAATAGCGTTTTTTGTTTTTTGTAACAATCTTTTTGATATTTATATCTGTATGCCAAAAGCATCCAAACATAAATTATATACGTTACCTTCGAATTTCAATGAAATGAATAAGTTTATTGAAGTCAATAAAATTCAATTGATGGAACACATAGTTGCGTCAATTGAATATGCAATTGATAAAAAGTTAAGTTTTGTTGAAATATTTAGTTTTAAGAATTCTGACTTTGTTGTAACATTACCAACCAATCAATTTAAAGAAAATTTGGATAATGTTTACAGTTACTATATTGAAAAGGAACAATATGAGTTATGTATACGGGTTAAATCTGTTGAAAGTAAATTGAATTCAATCTTAGATAAAATTACTCATGAAAAAAAAGAAAAACCTTCAAAAAAGCAAAAATGATAATTCAAACATTAAAAATAATATTGAATATCATAGTAATGAACCCAAACAAGATACTAGTCCGATTGTATATCAAAAATCAAAATTAAAACATGAATTGTCAATATTTGAAAGAGAATTGACAGAAAAACAAAAAGAATTTGTAAATATAGCTTTAAATAAAGATACCAAAATGGTATTTGTTAGTGGTCCGGCTGGTACAAGTAAAACTTATATTACCATATATAGTGCTTTAAAATTATTGAATCAAAAGAAGGTAAGTGATTTGCTTTACATTAGAAGTGCGGTTGAAAGTGCAGATAGTAAAATTGGGTTTTTACCTGGTGAAGCGGATGAAAAGATGGCACCTTATATTCAACCATTGTTGGAAAAATTAGCAGAATTACTACCAAACAGAGATATTGAAACTTTACAAAAAGAAAATCGTTTGGATAGTATTCCCCTTGGATTTTTAAGAGGATTGAACTGGAATGCTAAATGTATTGTTGCTGATGAAGCACAAAATATGACTGTAAAAGAAATAACTACATTGATTACAAGAGTAGGTGAATTCAGCAAAGTGTTTATATTGGGTGATCCAGATCAAAGTGATATTAACGGTAAAAGTGGTTTTATGAAGATAATGAATGCTTTTGATGATGTGGAAAGTAAAGAAAATGGTATTTATACATTTAAATTTACTGAAGAAGACATTGTTAGAAGTGGTTTAGTAAAATATATCGTTAAAAAATTAAAAAATGTTAAACCACAATGATATATATATCTATTAAAGATATATGTCCAATAGTAAGAAAATTACTGATTTAGCTGCTTATACTGATTCACAAGTTCAATCAAATGACTTGTTGTTTATTACAGATATTGCTGCGCAAGAAACTAAAAAAATTACTGCAATAGATATTGCGGACTATGCATTTAATGCAAAGTCCGCATCTATTTTTAATGGTAATTATACAGGCAGTTTTACAGGTTCATTTACTGGCAGTTTTAAAGGTAATTTAACAGGCACCAGTAGTTGGGCAACTAATGCATTAGTTGCAGATTCAGTGACGGGTGGAACAGGAGAAGCCAATACTGCATCAAATACAGGTTCATATGGATATGGATTAGTATCAAATAAAGTAGGAGTAGACTTAAGATTCAAACAAATTGGGGCGGGAAATAATGTAAATATTGATTTAGACACTGGTGATGCTAATGTAGTAAGAATATCTGCAATAAGTACATTAACATCTCCTGGTGGTGCAACTGGAAATGTTCAATTTAACTCTAATGCAGGAACATTTGGTGGAAATTCAAATCTTTCATGGGATACGACTACTAATAACAAACTAACAGTAGCAGGAAATGTATCTTCTACAACTTTTAGTTCTAGCGTAACAAATGCGGTTGGATATTATGGTACTTCAAGTTTTGCAATTTCATCTTCTAATGCAATATCATCAAGTTATGCTTTATCATCAAGTCATTCAAAAAATGCTTTAACGGCAAGTTATTTAGATAGTGGAGGTTCTCCTTTTGCATTTTCACATGCATCGTGGACTGCAACTGTTGCAGGAGTAGTCACACCTCTTACTAGTTATAATGTAAGTTCCATAACACTATATGGAACACAACCAACAGTTGCTGCATATGATATTAGCAGATATGCTGATGTAGTTTTTAGCACACCTGTTGGTAGTGCAAATTATACCGTATTAGCATATTGCAGTTGGAATAATCCTGCGGATGTATATTCATCTCCATATAAACATTTTGCTGATATAGGCACATCAATAGTGAGCTCTAGAACTTCTGCTGGATTTAGAATAACATCAGTTGTAGGTTGGTATGCGGGTTCAGCTGGTGATGGTGATGATTATTGGTTTAATACTAGTATATTTCCAGATTATACTTCATTTGTAGTATTCAAATAAAAATATGAAAAATTATAAACATGCATATTGGATAAATAGAAATAGTGAACCTTGTTATACGGTTTTTATTACACCACACGAACAATTGATTGAAGCAATAAACAACAATAATGCAATTATATTAGATGAAATACATGATTTTGTTAAAAAATCCGATCCAAATTTAAATTTTTTAAGTGCATATGTTTTTGATTTTGAAAATAAAAATATTTTAATTAATATGGAAGTTGCAAAACAAATTGTATTAGGTTATATTAGAAATAGAAGAAATGAAGCATTAAAAGAGTTAGATGCGGAACAGTTTAGATTTATGGTAAACCAAGATAAATTATTAAAAATTGATAATGTAAAACAACAACTTAGAGATTTACCAATTCAAGTTTCAAATTCTATGTCTAGTTGTTTTAATTTAGTAGATTTAAATCATATTTTACCCCCAATTTTACTTTCTTATAAAGAAATGATATAATTTGTATATGTCAGAAGTAATTCGTAGTAACATTGAATGTGATTTTTTAGATGAATTTATAAACGAATTTAAAACAACAAAAATAAATAATGATATATTAACACATCCTAATAATGAACATCATTGTTCAGATGATATATTATTTGATTTAATTAAAAAATCAAAAGAATTTGAAAATTTGCAAAAAGCAAATGAAAATAAAAAATTAATTTATCTTGATCGAAAATTAATACAGAAATATAATTCAAAGTTTATATATTTTTTACAAAAAAAATTTCCATCTAGTTCTATTCTTTTATCAGGTAATTTTTTATATCCTAAAAATGGATATATGGGATGGCACACAAATGCTGATACTCCATATTTACGGTGTTATATAACTTATTCTGAAAATGGAGATTCTTATTTTAAGTATAGAAATCCAAATACTAAAGAAATAATAATTGACAGAGATAATATTGGTTGGACATCTAGATATTTTATGATTTCCAATAAAACAGAAGAACTTTTTTGGCATTGCGTTTATTCAAATACCAATCGGATAAGTATAGGATATAGAATAATTAATAATTTGAAATAATAGTTTGTTTATATGATATATATTATCATCATATATTGTAGACTATGCCAACAACAAGTATAAAAATCAGTCAATTAGATCCTATTGCCAGTTTAACTGGCAGTGATTTTTTTCCTATTGATCAAAGCAGTTCTATAAAGACTTATAGAGCTAGTTTGACACAATTACAAAATCTATTTTCAACAGGAAGTTTTACTGGATCTTTAACTGGCAGAATTACAGGAACAGGCACATCTCCTCAATTTGTAGGAACAAGTAGTTGGGCAATTAGTTCCAGTAGATCTATTAGTTCATCATATTCAGATTTTTCCAATAGTAGTAGTTACGCATTGAGTTCTTCCAATGCAGTTACTGCAAGTTATGCATTAAATTCAAATGCTGGAGATTTATCCGGTGGAGGTACATTAAATTATATTCCATTATGGACAGGAAATAAAACATTGGGATCAACAAACGCATTTTATGCTGAAACTGGTTATTTTACATCTACACAAGATTTAAAAATACAAAAAGCAAGTCCTGCTTTATTTGTTACTGGTTCCGGTTTAGGATATGTAGCAGTAAGAGCTGAATACAATAGTAGTTTAATGTTGCAAAGTGCTCAATCCGCATCACAAGATGGATGGTCACTAATATTAAGTGCGGATGGTGCTAATGCTGCTCCGGGAAATTCCTATGATATTAGAGGAAGATTAGATTTAACTACTATTAGTGCATCTACACAGTTTTTTTCAAAACAAGTTACGGGTGAAACAACACCAATAACGTATGTAATGTCTACAAGATCTAATGGATTATATTACTGGCCACTACCAGGTGCTCAATCGTTATCAAGAGACGGTACATTTAATATTGGTGTAGATGTTGCAAATCAAAATACAGAATCCAGATTTAAAATTCAAGTATTTAGTGGAAGCAGTGCGTCAAATCCACAAACATATCATATTAAAAAAGCAATTGAAGTAACTTATGGAAGTGGATCAACTATAAATACAACATTTTGTGTAAGTAGTAGTGGACAAGTTATTGCAACTGGATACAGTGGAAGCAATTTTAATGCAGTTTCTTTCTACGGAAGTGCAAGTTATGCTTTAAGTTCTTCCAATGCAGTTACTGCAAGTTATGCTTTAAGTTCTTCCAATGCAGTTACTGCAAGTTATGCTTTAAGTTCTAATAATGGGGCAAGTGTACAGTCACATACATCGTCGTTGACCGTCAATAACTATTATAGTGATAGTTATTACACTGCGAGTCATGGTTTAGGTAGAACACCATATTTAACTAACGTAAAATTTGCATGTATTAATGATTCTGCTGCAACAGGATACATAATAGGTGATGAAGTATCAGCTGAATCCTTTTATAACGCTGACCCCGGTGATGGTATAGTTGATACAGATATGATAGGGGAATGGTCAAATTCTACCTACATAGGCGTAACATTTGTGTCACCGGTCGGTGCGAACAGATACGTAATTGCCAAAACTGGAAACGCAGTCCCGTTCGATGCGACAGCCGCAGCCAAATTTAAAATAAAAATATATTACATGTAATGTTTATTTTTGAAAAATTAGAAAATTTACCAATATTAGATGATTATTTATGTGAATTCAAGAATCAAAATTTTTCAAATAAAATCCTTGAAGGAAAAAATGAAAAGTATTGTTCAGATGAATATCTACATGATATCATCAAGATTGACAAAATAAGAGGAAATAAGAAATATTTAAACTTAATATTTAACAAAACATTATCTGAAAAAGTTAAAAACATCAATGATTTTTTAAGTTTAAAACATACTGATAAAAAAGTGGAACAGTCAGGTCACTTTTTATATCCAAAAAATGGATGTATGGGATGGCATACGAATTCAAATTCTACTGGATTAAGATGTTATATAAATTATTCCGAAAACGGCGATTCTTATTTTAAATATTATGATATGGAACAGAATAAGACGTACACAACACAAGATAATATTGGGTGGTCAATTAGATATTTTGATGTATATAATGATCCTAATAAATATTTCTGGCATTGTGTTTATTCAAATACTAATCGAATTAGTATAGGATTTAGAATAATTAATAATTTATTATAGTCGAATTCAATTGAATAATTTTTTAATTTTTCTTAATTAATCGATATATGTAAATTATATGAGTTATATGATATTTGTTCAAATTGCTAGTTATAGAGATCCTGAATTAATTCCGACAGTTTTGGATTTGGTTGATAAAGCTAAAAATCCAGAATCATTAAGAATTGTAGTTGCATGGCAACACGATGACAATGAAACATTGGAACCAATCAAACATTTAATTGAATATATGGATATTCCATATGTTGAAAGTAAAGGTGTATGTTGGGCTAGAAATTTAATTCAACAACAATATAATGGTGAAGAATATACACTTCAATTGGATTCGCATCATAGATTTGTACAAGATTGGGATGAAGAATTGATTAATATGTATAATCAATGTAAAGAAATGGGAAGTGAAAAGCCATTGATTACGGGTTATTTGCCTCATTATGATCCGGATAAAGAAGAATTTTTACAAGAAGTTTGGAAAATGAATCTGGAAAAGTTTATGGAAGATGGTCCAATGTTTTTTATTCCTGAACCATTAACTGAAACATATGATAATCCAATACCGTCAAGATTTTATAGCGGACATTTTGCTTTTACAGATGGTGAATTTAGTAAATTGGTACAACACGATCCAAGTTATTATTTTTACGGTGAAGAAACTAATATTGGTGTAAGAGCATACACCTATGGATATGATTTATACCATCCAAATAAAATTGTTGCATGGCATTATTATACAAGAGAAAAAAGGCCAAAACATTGGGATGATCATATTATAGAAGGAAGTGATTGGAGTAAATTGGACAATGATTCTACAAATAGACACAAAAAATTATTTGGTATGGATGGATTTGAAAAATTGATAGATTCAGTTTATAATTTTGGTGATGTTAGAACAATTGAAGATTACGAAATGTATGCGGGTATTAGATTTAATGATCGTTATATAAGTGAATATACACAAAATAATTTATTTCCGCCTAATCCAATTGAATAAATTTTTGAATTTTTCTTAATTAATTGATATATATACATTAGATAATCAAAACGATTATCCTTGCATGTCCCAAAAAGAATGCATGAAAATGGGTCTAAATAGACTATTTAAGAAAGGAAAATATATATGTCAGTAGTAAAATATCAAAATAATCCGTTATTTCGTACAATTCATCGTGATGAGTTTTTAACTCCATTTGATCAAATTTTTGATGAATTTTTCAAAGCAAATTCCCCTAATTTTAGCCAAGAATTTGGTGTAGACTTTTTTGAAAAAGGTTCATATCCAAGAGTAGATGTTATTGATTACAATGATACAGTAGTTATAGAAGCTGAAGTTCCAGGTTTAAGTAAACAAGATGTAAATGTTGAAGTGGAACAAAATGTACTTACTGTAAGTGGCGGTAAAAGTAAAAATGTAACAGATACCCAAAATGGAAAATATATCAGAAGAGAATTAAAACGTTCTAGTTTCCGTAGATCATTTACTTTAGGAGATAATATTGAAAAAGATACTGTATCTGCTACATTTGAAAACGGTATTCTTTTAATTACTTTAAATAAGGTAAAACATGCAGTCCCAGACGTAAGAAAAGTAACGATTAAGTAATTAGTTATATATTTATTATATACCCTCTATTGTTATAAACAGTAGAGGGTTTCTTCTTTTTTGACTATATATACTGTATGAAAACTCAATTTACATTTGAAAGAATAGTAGGATTATCATCGTTATTTATAGCGAGTTGTGCTGCTTTTTTTAGTATAATTGGTATTGGTATGTTGTTTAGTGGGTCTGCTATAGCATCTATGATTATGGCTAGTTCACTTGAAATTGGTAAATTAGTAGCTACTACATTTTTATATAGATACTGGAAAAAATCACAATTGTTATTGAAAACCTATCTTATTTTAGCAGTTGTATCATTAATGTTTATTACATCTCTTGGTATTTTTGGTTATTTAACATCTGCATATCAACAGTCTTCAATTGAAAATAAATTAAGTGAAGAAAAAATTGTTTACATACAAGATCAGAAAAAAATGTATGTTGATAAGATAAATGATGCAAAAAAGAGAATAGAAAACATTACTAAATTAAGAACAAGTCAAGAAAATAGATTAAATGAAAGTATAACAAATGTTATTATTAGTCGTAATCCAATTCAATTATCACAAATACAACAATCTACAAAAGAATTTATTGATAAGAGTGAAAAAGATATGGATGTAGAAAATAATAAAATTCAATCTACTGTTGACGAAATACAAAAATTAGACAAACAAATATCGGACATCAAAATAAAAAGTGGTGGTCAAAAAGATTTACAAACATTTAAATTTGTCGCAGATGAATTTGGTGTAGATATTAATAAAGTAGTAAAATGGTTTATCATTTGTCTTATATCAGTATTTGATCCACTTGCAATTTGTTTATTATTAGCTTATAATACAACATTAGGAGATGTAATTTATGTAAAACCTATTGTTAAAACAGAAGAAACTCCAGAAAAAGAACCAACTGTAGAAGACATAGTTGAACAAGCAAAAGAAGAAGCTATACAAGAAGTTAAAGATGAACAAATAATAAAAGAAATTATTAGAGAAGTGCCTGTAGAAAAAGAAGTGATTAGAGAAGTGTTTGTTGACAAAGAAGTAATAAAAGAAGTAATGGTTGATAACAGTTATAAACCCAATCACTTTAGTTTTTAAATTAAAATTACTATAATAGTAATAATTGTTTGGTTTTACAAATTTTTATGATATATTTAATTATCAGTTTACTATTAAAATATTATGGACGAATTTGATATAAAAGAAGTGTTGGATATTCTCAAAGAATCAGAAAAGACGCAAGATTGGGAGTTGGTAAATGAAGCAATATCATTTATGGAAGAATATCTTGATAATGGAGATGTATCAGATTATGATTGATTTATGTTAACACTAATAATAATACTCACAGTAGTATTGACGGTTTCAGTATGCGCAAACTTTTATTTTTTTATTAAAATAAATGATTTATTGGATGTAATAGAAACAATGCAAAATTGGTCTATTCAATATAAAACTTTGGCCGAAAACACAT